TCTACAGCTACTTATACTGACTGGCATATTGGAGCACAAAGCTCAGATATATTTGATGCTGATAGTAGAATAGCATATGTTAGTATGTCAAATCCTCCAGCTTCAGTAGATGAATTTGGTTTAAGACTACAAGCATTCTTTAATAGTTCTTCATGGGGTGGGTCAACCAATACATTATATAATTCTATCTCAGCTTCATATAATACTAGCTCAGATGTATTAACTTTATTTAGTAGAACATCTGGGTCAGCTTTAAATGGTACTCAAATATTTGCTGGATACTCAGGAAGTGAAACAATTACTTTATTCTCTCCTTCATCATCATACACAGCTAGTCTTACTATGGGTGGAGGTAACAATGGTATAACCTCAGCTGCATTTGTGTTAGAAACAATTTCTGAAGGAGTTATCATGAATAGCTCAGGTTCAGAAGATTCACAAGGTGCTTTAACTAATGGAACTACTGATAATATTAGATGGGAGATTAATTCTGTTGACACAGGCTCAGGTATATTTAGTTTATTAGTTAGACAAGGTAATGACACTACAACTGAAAAAACAATTTTAGAAACATATCCAATTCTATCATTAGATCCTAAAAGTCCAAATTTTATAACTAGAGTAATTGGAGATTATGTTTACGCTTATAATCCATCTTCTAATCAAGTTGAAGTAACAGGTAATTACCCAAATGCTTCAAAATATGTTAGAGTTAAACAAGTAAATTATTTAACTCCTGATTATCTTGATAACGCTGGATATTTTAAGCCTCAATATACTTCTTCTTTACCAGTAGTAGCTAGTGGATCATTTACTGGAGCTACTGGAGATGTAAAACCAGGAGCTGCTTTTTATAGTAATATATTACAAGCATCTAATACTCAAGGTGTAAGTGGTGATGATTATGATAATATGATTGATTTATTATCTAATCAAGATAATTATAGATTTAATGCTTTATTTACACCTGGTTTATTTAGTAATCTTCATACTAGTAAAATTAACGCTATTATTCAAAATACTCAAAACAGAGGAGATAATATCTATGTTTTTGATACACAAGTTTTTGGTGGTACTGTAACTGGAGCTGTAGGTCAAGCCGCTTCTTATAACACTTCATATGCTGCTACATATTGGCCTTGGGTACAAATTCAAGATGTAACTGGTAAAAATGTTTATGTTCCTGCTTCAACAATGATTCCTGGAGTATATGCATTCACAGACTCAGTTTCAGAACCATGGTTTGCCCCAGCCGGTTTAAATAGAGGTAGCATTGGTAATGTTATACGCGCTGAACAAGCATTAACTCAAGCCAATCGTGACACTTTATACAAAGGTAAAGTTAATCCATTAGCTACATTAGCTGGTGTTGCAGGTGTAGTAGTATATGGTCAGAAAACATTACAAACTAAACCATCAGCATTAGATCGTGTGAATGTTAGAAGATTATTAATTGCTCTTAAGTCATATATTTCTCAAGTAGCTAACACATTGTTATTTGAACAAAATACAGCAGCTACAAGAAATCAATTCTTAGCTCAAGTAAACCCATATTTGGAAAATGTTCAACAAAGACAAGGTTTATATGCTTTTAGAGTAATTATGGATTCAACCAATAATACCCCTGATGTCATTGATAGAAATGAATTAGTAGGTCAGATTTACTTACAACCAACTAAGACAGCTGAATTCATTTACTTAGACTTTAACATTACACCAACTGGAGCTACATTCCCAGCATAAGGGTTATTTAATTAAATATGTATAATAAAATAAAATAAAAATAAAGTACAATGGCAATATTATCATCAGGTGAAATATTTTTTACAGCGTTTGAACCAAAACAAGCTAATAGGTTTATCCTTTATATTGATGGAATCCCAAGTTATATTATTAAAGGAGTAAACGCTGTGACTGTGAGTCAAGGTGAAGTAACATTAAACCACATTAATGTTTACCGTAAAGTAAAAGGTAAAACAACTTGGGGTGATATTCAAATGACCTTATTTGATCCTGTTACACCATCAGGTGCTCAAGCAGTAATGGAATGGGTTCGTTTACACCACGAATCAGTAACAGGTAGAGATGGTTATTCTGACTTTTATAAAAAAGACTTAGTAATTGATATTTTAGGACCAGTAGGTGATATAGTAAGTGAATGGATCATTAAAGGCGCATTTATTAAAGAAGCCAATTTTGGTGATTACAGCTGGGATACTGAAAACCAAGCAGCCAACATCACAATGACAGTTGGTATGGACTATTGCGTATTAAACTTCTAATTATCAAAACC